TGGTAGATAGCTGGATTCGTCGATGACGGTTACTTCTACGCCGGGGGATACTAGTGCCATAATGTTATCCTTTTAAATGGGTTAACAATATTTATAGCATTGACAAAAAAGTCGCCGGTTATGAATGCCTATATATAGGTTTATAGTATAAATACCCACATGATAACCAGACCTTTTTGTGAAGTCTGCGGCACAAGACCGCGTGCTGTGGCCTATCACAAGTACGAACGTGTTTATTACAGAAGTAGGTGCAACTTTTGTATTAGACGCCATCGGAAATTGAAACCACAAGTGCCAAGATGGTCTGCTGCAGGATACAAGAAAAAACCCGCATGTGATAGATGCGGTTTTCGGGCTAGGCACCATAGTCAGTTAGCTGTGTATCACGTCAATGGTAATCTCAACGATTGTGATACAAAAAACTTAAAAACGGTGTGTTTAAACTGTGTGGCGGAAGTGGTTAGATTAGAGTTGCCGTGGAGACGCGGAGATCTCGAACCAGATCATCGACACTAGTATACAGCTGACTGATTAGTCCGTTGTTGTCGAGAATTACATCAAATTCTGTACCGATCCAGGCAGTTTCGCTAGCATGAACTTTTAATCTGGTTAACTCAAATTTAGATTTTTCACATTTTTCTAAATTTTCTTTTAAAGCAAGATTGTACCAATCAGGTTCGGGTCCACGAACCACTCTAATAATTTTTCCTCCAGCACGCCTGATAGATTCGATTTCGTTAGGAAAACGACAGTCACTGATCACGATATCGTCCCGACTGTTACGGAGTTTGTTTTCTAAACTGGCAATCCAGATATTGTCGTGAAAATTACGGCGACAAACTTCTGTACCCCAATACTGTAAAACCCACCGAGGAGTCAAATTTGGCATGTTTAAGCGGTCTGCCCACCAAGCGTCTACCTGTTCGCGCCACTCTCTAGCTTCCTTTGTCCGTCCTTCCAACAAGGTGCGATCCCACCCAAACACCGCGGCCACTGCATCTTTTAGTGTTCCAGCAAAACTTTCGCGTCTGAATTCGTGCATGTTAACAAGACAGTCTGCAACTGTATCTTTGCCTGCTCCAATTAGTCCGCAAATTCCAACGATCATGATAGTTCCTTAACGTTCAAATGTCTAAGTGTTGCTTGCACTAGATCAATCTGCTTGCGACAATCTTCTAGCGCATGGTGTGTTGTAGGAGGTTTGGGTCGATTAGGCCATACGCTACAAAGTGTTCGGCTGTCACGTACTGAATAAAATTGCCAAGGAATGGGTTTGTTATAGCTTTTGTAAGCATGTTCTAAAATGTTCATGTCATACGTAGGGCCTTGGGCCCAGACACGCTTACTATGCCAGATCAATCGTCCTAACTCGTCTAGTGCCTGATCCAATGGTAAACGATCGGATTCGCCGAACGCTTCGTCTCGAGCATGAGCAGGCTGGGTTGCCCACCAATCTATTGTGCTTTGTTGAATGCTTCGAGACTCTTGGCTTTCTAGAGTGATGCGAGCGTAGTAATGTTGATCGTAATAACCTGTGCCCAAGGGGTCAAATGCCTGAGCAGCAATAGTTAGAATAGCAGTATCTGGGCCTGTTCCCAAGCCTTCCAAGTCGATCATCAAGTCCATGCTGTATTATAGCAGTACTTGTGACGTGTGTCTATCGGTATTTGTTCAGACGAGCTGCTAATTTGGCTGCTGGATTAATTCTTTTTGTGCGGGCAGTCCGACGACTTTGACGTACTTTGGTTTTTTGACGAGTCTTTTTCATGCGCTGACTGGCAGCCATATCAGGAGCAGCCGAGCAGTCTGTTGCACGAGCTACAGTTCTACCTTTTCTAGGACCTGATTCGCAACGCCATTTTAAACTGACTTGACCAGTTTTGACATTGCGTTTCCACACCATACGATGTTCTGTAACAAATTCTGTTGCTCTCATTATCCAATCACAAATGAAAGTGGCTGCGAAGCATCTACATACAGCTTGAGATCTTCCAAGCACCGGTCCATTATGGCCTGGCCTTCACTTTTCATAGCAGCACCATTCAAGGTAGATCCACCTTGTGGTCCAGCAATTGAAGCAAACTTTTCTCTAGCTTCGCCAATAATGTACTTGCAAGCACCTACCATGTAGTCACGAATCCATTGACTAATCTGAAAATCGCTCAACAACACAATTTCAGGACGCAGATTGTAGGTCCACAACAACACAACTTCTCCGGTACCCTTTGGATCGCGAATTAGTTGCAGACGCTTAGTAACAGGATTCCATGTATAATTGATATAGCCACCAAACATTCTGGCGGCCAATTCTACGTACTGTTGATAAAAGTCGTACGTGGCCAAACTGCCGCCGGACTGATTAAAATTCAACAAGTAAACATTTAATGTTGCAGCGCCGAACGGATCAAAACTGCTGGCACTGCCCCCGGTTCCAAGACCAATGGTTCTGCGAAAAATTTGGCGTACCTGTGTGACTTCTTGCGGCAGAGTGTACTCATTGACATTGTCAATCAGTTCCATGAAGCTGTAGCTTTCTTCGTAGGCATTCTGCGCACGTTGACGATATGTACCAATGGTCTTTTGATACGCAGCTTCGTAATGTGCTGGGTCTAGCTCAACATCAATAATTTGATTGGCCAACTGCAGTTGTACATAATCAATTAACTGCTTTTTTAACGGGTCTAGCGTTTGATCTGCCATACGGGGCTCCTTGCCCCAGTATTTAGTAGCATTTTAGTATAATGAGATTCTCATTTCCACGTCCGTTAAACTTGACTTCAGTGGCTTTGATTTCTTTAAATGCTTTTCTAGCAGCCGGTTTGCCCACACTGGTTATACTTTTGATCTGTTCTGCAGGCTTACGCAGTGTTTTTTGTACACTAGCAGCAGTATCAAATCCAATGATGCTGGATCCTTTGATAGTTAATGTACCCACATGAGTATCTGCTACCAAGTGGATTAGCTTTCTTTTGGCTGTGTCGTACAACCAAGCTTCGGTGGCGCCCACTAACCGAGCAGCAGATTCTCCCTGCAGTTTGAGTTCTGCAAACTCTCGCAGGTGCTTGAATTTGGCTGCAATTTTTTCTGGAGACGCTGCCTTTTTGGCACGTGGTTTGCGTTCAACTTTCTTAATTTGAATGTAAGCACCGCAGTCATTGATTACTGTTTCTGCAAACTTCACTAAGTTTTTAATTTGCAGTTTGCCGAGATGACTGTATCCTTCCACCAGTTGAGAGTCTTTGCCAGCTAACACTGCTTCTAGTTCGGTTAACCGAGCCTTCCACACAGTTGCAATTTCATTTACCATTTGCGGTGCTACGTTCATGCTGCGCAACAAACTAACAGGCTTGTAGTTGGCTGACATTTTGGCACCAGCTGTAATCATGTCATCGTACATGCCCTCCAACTCTCCCGCAGTTTCGATCATTTTTTCACGCAGTCGATCTTGGATGTTGGGACGAACTACTGCAGTTTCTGCTAATTCGATTACTTCTTTAACACGACGATATGCTTCAATGTAGTCAGCAATGGCAGCATTGACTGCGGCTAATTCTGGTTCCTGTAACTCAAGTCCTCGCAGGTTAGCTCTACATAACCAACCAATGCCCATTCTGGTAACAGCATTTTCAGGAACTCGAGCAAAATCCTTAGCTTCTGCTGTGCGTCCATTGCGCGACAACCAGTCAATAATACATTCTCTAGCTTCTTTTTTGCTGTGATAATAGTTGTACCAATTAAACATTGCTGTCAATCGACTTTTTCTGAAATCTTCATCGGGCTGCTGCTTCCATTCTGGTTCAGGACCAGTGCCGACATCTAAGCTACGCGGGGTCATAGATTTCAATGGTTTAGAGGCAGAATTTTTCATGTGATTTCCTAAAGATTTTTGAAGTTACACAATAATATAACACAATCTGAGTATGTAGTCAACCGCGCCAATTTCCAACTAAATACACAATGATTTTTACCAGAACACATTGATCGGGAATACAGATGCCTAGACTCAGCCTTTATAGGCCTAATAAAACCAACGACTTTCGATTTTTTGATCGCACCATCAGCGAAATGTTTACTGTTGGCGGACTTGATATATTTGTTCACAAGTACCTGGGGCCTAAGGTCTTGCCCGATGATGGTGCCAACGGCGATGCTACTCAACCGGTATATCCTACAACCAGTCCTTTGTTTGTCGAGGATCTTCTACTGGGAGAAATACGCGATCGTTCGTATGATCCTGATATCTATCGCATGCGGGGTGTTTATCGTCAACAGGATATTGATTTTGATTTAACTCAGTTTGGATTGTTTTTAAACAACGATACCTTGTTTATCACATTTCACTATAATGATATG